ACACTGTAGGGTCTAGGGCAAAAGCCTGATCATTTGCTGTTATTTGTGCCACGCTAGGCTCTCCAATACCAATACCCTCAGCCATGTCAATATTACCACCAAGGGTGCCAGGTAAATCATCCAGACCATCGCCACCTAGCCCAACTCCATTTAAGCCCCCTATAAGGGCTCCTGATAAGGCTGCGGAGCCAGCATCGCCACCTTGTAAGGCAGAGCCAACACCACCACGTACACCACCATTAATTGCGCCGCTTAGGATGGGGTTAGACACCCCCAAATAGGACGCAGGATTGAAAGAGGCTAGTCCAGTACCCGCTGCCCCTGTTAAAGCTCCTTTTGCAAAATCACCTATTGATGAAGCCCCATCAAGACCTGCACCGGCTGAGCCAATCATTGCCCCACCGAGTGCTTGTCCCCCTAGTCCTGAAAGACCAAATTGTGCCCCTAGGGTTCCTGGATTTGCAAAAGCTAGTGCGGCTTTCATAGCCATCTTAAACACTGGATCATCACTACTTGCATACTGGATATTTCCAGGTGTTCCGTCTAACTGATTTACTGGTGCATTTGTTTTATTACTAAATAAACCACGATAGTCTCCACCAGTCCCACCCTCAAACATATGTTTAAGTGTGTAGTTATTATCCGCCATCCATTGTTGCATACCTTCAACGTCAAATCCAGGATTATCATTATCACTTCCTGGTGAGCCTGTATTAGTATTAAAATTTACACCATATGGACTAAAATCAAAATAGCCTGCACCATTAGCATTACCTGCCTGTTGGGGATCAAGATGCCTATTATTGACTCGATAACTACTATCAGCATATTGGTCAATAACGCCGGATAGTCCGGTCCCAAACCAAGCATTGTTAGCTGGGTCTACTGTACTGAAATCAGAATAGTCCATATATTACCTATTAATTAGTTGAATTGAGCCACCAAGACTAGTTGCTGTTGTGGCGGATGACACATAGGTAAAAAATAAAGCAGTGCCACTATATAGCTTTACTCCAGTTGGATCAGTAGTCAATTTATTCATAATGCCTCCGACGTTTGCTACAGGATTGGGAATCGACGCTAGTTTACGTAGTAGCACAATAGAAATAGCGCCAGCAACATAGGAAGTACCTAACGTAATAGATTCAATGCTACGAATGCCTCTGTCTCCAGCAGCTAACTGAAATGGTACAAATGTGCCTAACACGGCCGTGGCGGGGAAACTTGTCATTGTTCCCACCTTACCAGCCGTACCTTCACTGTTTGTATATGAAATTGTAGTATTTGCAATCGCCGCAGCATTTGTCGTTGCTGTAGTTACATATATGCCAGCAATCCATGCCTCACCATTAGTTGTACCATATAAATCTCTAGATGGCTTTGATGTACCCGGCATTGCAATGGCCTGTGCGGTCGTGGTTGTTACTACAGTAGCAGTATTATACCAAATTAAGTCATATACTTCTAATAAATGCGCAATTGAAGTTGTTAAACCAATATTATTTAAATACCAACTACCACTAGCAGGATTAACAAGCTGATAACAGCCAGCTTGTGTGGCTCCAGCGGGATTAGCTGCGTTGGTTGCCTGTGTTGCATCGACCCACCAACCATTAATGCCGGGTGCTCCAGGAACCCATGCCCCTGGAAGACCACTATCTTTGACAAAGCTATAACGCACACCAACAGCTTCAGATGCTGTGCCAATTTTGTAGTAGTCGAGACAAATACCTGAATACCCAATTTGTGTGGTATCTTCTTGTTTAGGTTGTCCATTTCTATTGCGAACAATAAACCCTGTGCCGTCATTATACTCTAATGTCTCACCCGCTCCAATTGTAATGTCTGAGGTAATGTACCGTTCTGTACCAGAAGTGTCGTGCTTTAGTGTAATTGTCTGACTCGCAACTGTAGACCGGTTTCTAATAGAAATGAATTTAACTTGCCTTTGCGTCGAAGCAGCAGGTGCAGACAATATGGTTGTAGTTGTTGCCGTAGCAATATTACCATTTGATTGTGCTGGTGTAAATGTCGTTGTAGTTACATCCACATACGCAATATAGTAGTCCGTGGATGTAGTTGCTGTTGTAAGCAGTTCAAGCGTTTCGGAAGTTGCTGTGAGTAAAATCATTAGAATCCAAACGAAATGTGTTTAAGAACTTCAGCCTGTGAGACACCCCCACTACCACCCGTAGCATCAATAGTTAACGTATTAGCAGCGTCATTATATGTTAATGTAATATTTGTGCCCGCCACTAAAAGATTATTAACCCTATCATCGATTTGTTCATTAGTCGTTGCAGGAGCATCTATCGTTAATGTGTTTGCCACATCATCATACGTTAGTGTTACGTTTGACCCAGCAACAAGCAACGACGCAACTCTGTCATCAATTACCTCATTAGACACACCACCGGTTGAAGCGATTGTTAAGGTGTTAGCTGGATCATTATATGTAAGAGTGATATTAGCGCCAGCAACCAATAGATTGTTTACACGATCATCAATGGTCTCGTCAATAGAGGCAATAGAAGCAATTGATGCAGCTTCTGCTGCTGTAATGTGATAGCGCTCTGTACTACTACCACCCTGTAAACCAGTGAGGTTGTTGTGTGGAATACTATCCTGGTTAATGATGCGTCTTACTTTTTCATACCAGTCAGTCCAGTTGCTGCTGGTAAATGGCATGTCAATTGGAGCTGGTGGTAAAATATTTGCCATTGTTTAGCTTTCGATTAACTCCACTGTCCAACCTGACCCTGTTGGGTTAGTAGCTGTAGATTGCACAATACCATATGTTGTCCCCGATGCTTGTTGTACTTCTAATTGCAGCGTTTTAGCGAGGTCTACAGCATCAATATATACTAAAGCCGTGCAGCTAATTGTACCATATTCATCTAACTCTTTTAATGAAATTCTGCGCTGTGTTTCTGGTATAGCAACACCATCTAAAGTTACGCGTGATGTATATGATCGTAGCGTACTGGCGTCTTTGTGTTGAATAGAGACACTATATGTAATACGTACCCGCTGTCCTCCAAATTTATAGTCAGCCGATAGCAGTCCTTGCCACGCTCCAGCCGCAGGTAATGTTGTGGCTGTTGCTAAAGTTGAATTTGCAAGTGTCGGTAAAAATTGTGAAGTCCTATAATCGACTACAAGTCGTGCCCGGATAATACCTCCGTTATTTGCTGTAAAATAACCATCTGTTACATTAGGACCTACTGTAACCGATTCAGCAGAAGCTCCGATGTGTACGAATATTTGTCCTGTCAAACCACCATTACTAATAGGACGACAGTTTGTAATATCAGCACTACCTTGATTAACCTTTACAAGAGTTTTTCTGCCGTCTAATTGACTGTTAACAATACGCATTCCACCACAACCAACGGCATCGCCGGATTCAATTAGTGTCCCGTTGAAATCCGATACCCCTGTGCGATCCCATTGACAGCCATCAATTGTGTCAAGCATTGAGAATTTATTACCAGACGTTGTAATGCGACTATTCTGTGTGTTGTTATCATTACGTAGATAAAATTCGCAATCAAATACTTTAAAAAAATAACTGTTCTCTCTACAAACATCGCCATTAAAATAGCAGTTGTAAAATACTGTATGTACGGCTTTACCATTAGCAAACGTAGGTGCGCCATTACTCGGGTCCACGTCGGTGTCAGCACCAATCCTAACAGCATTAGGTGCTCCACCAAAAAAGGAGCATTTAGTGAAAATAGACATAGCCGCGCTTTTTACCCAAACTGCTTGTACAGGTTTTGCAACAATAGTTGGTTGTACATAAAACGAACAACGCTTAAATTCAATCCAGTTATTTGAAAATCTATTATATGGTAGGATAGTTCCAGCACCATCATTACCTTGAAACAATACTAGTGCAGTTGTACTTTCAATACTATTAATATCAAAATAAATACCTTCAAACGTCATGTAAGCACAGGAAATTAGTGAAAGCAAAGCACTCCCTGTTGTACGCATTTTCCATGTAGTGCGACGGCGCACGGGGTCTTCTGTGCCTGCTCCAACAATAGTAATACCACGATAACTATTAAGGGATATTGGATCAGTTAAATAGCTACCAGGGGGGACATCAATAGTTGGACGAAAATTAAGGTTGGCATAACTATTGTTAGCCCACTCAAACGCAGCCAAAAATGCTTGTGTATCATCAGTCACACCATCACCAACTGCACCAAAGTCTTTAACGCTCATACGCTCACGCAGTTTACTTTGTAATGTATGTGCAGTTGCACCAGTATCAGTAACTAAATAATTATATACAGTATCATTAACTTCATTAAGCCAAGTAGACTCAATTAATGTTCCTGGTGTAAAAGTTGTATCTGCCATTTAAATTCCCATCACATTAAGGTCAAGTTCTAAACTATACATAAAAAATGGATAATTGTCTGTGTATTTAATTCTGAAACTCCTTGAACGAAATCGGCCACAATTGCTAATAAATGGACTAGGACTAAACACATTTATATATCTTTCAACAGATTCACTGCCAGTAGCCCAATCATCATCTGACCAAGATATTGCAACTAAGCTAGAGCCCACATTATTATGTGTCGATGACTCAAGAGAAATTCGTGATAGCACTTTCCAATTAAATGTACCAGCATTAAAATTCTCTGTTGTGTATTGACAAATGAATGTTAAGTTATAGTCTCGATACACATTTACAGATAGAATAGCAATGGTAGTTTGATTGTCTGTTACAACATATACTGAACCATTATATGCGGTCCACACAGCTTGTATTTCTAAACCAAGCGTATTGTCAGAACGTCTCCATTCATACCAAAGCTTTTCATCGATGTCATAGACCCAAGTAGTACGATTGTACGGAATACAATAAAAACTATGTCCATCAATAGATATAGTATAGCCACTATAATTTAGTATAACAGGAGTTGATGTGTTTGCAGTTGCCTCTATTGTCTGGAGTGTCCTGTCTACAACTGAAGTAGAAATACGTTCAATTTTAAAACTATTAAGCATATAAACACTAATATTTAAAGCACTATCTTGTCCAATAAAATAAAGTGTATCACCAATTTGATTTAAACCAGACACATAGCCAATGTTACGAAACGGAGAGTCATATCTGGCGAGAGGACTTCCGGTTTCGACAGCAGCATTATAAAAATATTCAATAGAGTTCTTACCAAAGCAAACAATGTAGTTTTTAGTTTTACCTAAACACAATGTAAAGTCTGCACTCATCTCTGTGCTTAAGAATGAGCCTGCTGTCCATGCAAAAGGATCATCTACATCAGAATTGTAAATGTCCCCTGTGTTTTTCTTAATAACAAATATATAGCCATCCAGGTAAATCGGACAAGGCTCATGTGGTGAGGGTAGGTCAGCATCAACTACTTGTGTGCATGATAATGCCACAAAGTTATCAATCCACATATCAGTGCCATCACTAATAACTACATAAGCTGTGTTGTCTGATTTAAGAAATGAGCAAAAGCCCACTTGACCACTGCTTGTGCTTAATGTAGCAACTGTTCGTGGTGATACAGAGTTTGGTGGGCAGGCATAAACTTTATTGTTAACGGCCCAATAAAAAGTATTATTAGCACTCTCATAAAAATAGCCCCGTAGTTTGTCAGCGCTGCTGCTTTTGTTTAAAGGGATGCTTGTTGAGGATAAGCCAGGGCGTTTTTTAAGCACAACCATACGCTCTTTGTTTTCTTGGCTTACGCGCTCATAATACATATTAACAATTTGGCAATCGCGCTCTACGTCAGGATTACCATTACGATAGGCAGGAAGCCCATCAAACTTAATTGTTGCTGACTTGTATGTACTTACTTGTGGTGCATTCGTTCTAGCCATTACCAACGACTTTCTGGTTGAAAATAGTAACTACCATCATCATCACCATAAGATAGTGCAGCGCCCCAGTAGTTTGCCGCTTCTTGTTTAAGCTCTTGCCGATCCTGTGTAGGTACACCATATTCAGGAGCAAGAAGGACAGCTAGGCGGTAGATAAGGGCCGTAGTCCAATAGGAAGGAAAGTCTGGTGTATTGCTAGAACTAAAAAAACCATCGAATTCTTTCTGGTAGACAATGACAATTTCTTTGGTTGATACTGTAGTTGCATCTGAAGTAGGCGGCCAAAGTGAAATAGAGCCTCCTTGAATGCTTGGTGCAAATGTCCAGTTTACAGGGGTGCCTTGTGTATTCGTCGGTAACTGATTAAAGTCATACAAGATTTTATTTGGTAGTTCATATGATGTGCCCCCACCAATGTCTCGTAAAATAACCTGAACAATCTTCATTGCGTTAGACACCGTATATACTTGATTAGTCGTAGATAGTGTACGTGTTTCACTGGTACGCTTCCATAAAGGCATTCCTGCTACGTTTGCTAAAGCAACTACTTCGTTTAAAACAGAAGCCCCGACAGTGTATTGTGCAGTGCTTAAAGTGTTCCCTTCACCAGGAATACCAAACTTAGCAAAAGCACGCTCAATAATATTATCCCTTGTTTGTTCCCAAGAAGTATTTCCGCTTGTTGCCATATCTAGTTATCCTTTTAACTGTTTAGCTATTGTATAGCTTGGTGTGTTTTTATCTGCAAGCGCGCAATCAGCTTCAGCTAAATCTGCATAAGCAGCAACAGCATATGTGTAGCACACTAGGCGCTGTAGATCAGTGGACTCTTCTCGGACATATGGTACAGTAATTTTATCAGAGCGTACACGCAAGAACTTCTGTGGGTGATCAGCTTCCCAGTCTTTGTCACACACCATAAGGTTGTCCCAGCGCTTACGGATTTCTGTTGATTTAAATTTAAACCCACATACGTCGCAGTGAACATTCCAAGCACCAGAAACGTATGTCATATTAGTGCTTTGGCAGTGCGCGAATATCTGATTTAATTTCTTCAAACATACTACGAAGTTCCACCTTAAAATCTTTAAAGTCTTCTTTGTGTAGGTAGTCTTGTTTAATCTTTTGGATGTTATTTTTTACTTCTTCAACATCATGTTCCACACGATCAATAGTACGTTTCATAAACCATACCCCTACACTCATTAAACCAATGACAATCCATTTAATAATCTCAGCTTCAGTCATTACTTCATGTTCGGGCCTTTAAGCCCCATCCACAGCCGTTCACCAAAGATAAAACCAAAAGGTACACTGACAAGCTGCATACCAAGGTCTGTAACACCTGTTCCAATAAAATAGATACCAGCTAGAATAGAAACACCAGCCGACACATATCTGAATGAGGCTCGTAAATCAATAATCCATTGTGAGGGTGTCCCATGTGGATTATCCAACTCAGCCAGAGCTTTAAGTCGGTCAATATCAGATGCCCTCATCTTAATCTCATCATCTACAGAGAGACCAAACCACTTACGTGAAATGGCTCCTCCTGCTTGTTTTAGTAAATCAAGCCCTGCTGGAATGAGGGCAGATAAAATAGTTAGTTCCATTATACTCTCGCTTGTCTTGCTCTGGTTGGTTCAAGGGCACCTATTGTGCCAGGATTATATCGCTGTGTTCCTGCACCATCACGCCGGTATACGGTGTGAGGTACCGCACCAATTAAAGGTGAGCCAGTTTTAGGGACCAAATCTAAAAGCATTGGGTCGGTAGTAATTGCTGTTGCATCTTTAGCAGACAAAGCTCCTGTAGAACTATCTACAGTATTTTGCCAATAGGCATTGGTTGCAATAATAGAAGTAGCATTGTCTGCAATACCACGGTTGTTCTGAAAGAATAAATTGTAGGAAAGACTGGTATTGTTGATGAATGTGTTGCTTTCAGAAAGCATGCCAGAAATACATTTGGTAAACGTATTTTGAAATACACTGTTATTTCCACCAGCAGTACCACCCGTCCAATAACCTACTTTACAGCCCGATACAATGTTAGAATAAAACTGACAATTGCGTGCATAAAATGCTGCAATACCAGCTCCGCTATTACTGCGATCAGTGCCTACTAAATTGTTAATAGCGTTAAAGCGGACATGCACATTATCACAACCACCGTCTGTAAAAATACCCATTGCATCCACTGTACCAGTGGTTTTAATACCACTGATATAATTAAATTCTACAACAGTGTCTTTAAACGCAAGCATTTCAATTGCACCAGCATTAATGTCTTGGTTTTGTGATTGTGTAATTTTATTTCCACTAATTACACCACCCACAAAATTATCAATAAGCATAGGTGTCTGCCCACTATTTGTAATTGTGTTGTTTACAATTTTGGGATTAATGAAAGCTTGATTGTCGTTCATTAAATAGATGCCTTTACCAACTGCTGCAGTTTCAATAGCAGTAGGTTCGGTGACTGTTAATAGTGTTCCACTTACTGAAACAACAGTAAAAATACCATAATTTGTTGGATCAGTAAATCCACCAAGAAATATCTTTTTACCAGGAGCCCAGGCAACAGGCCAATTAGAACTACGGGTTAATGTACTTGACCCGGACACGCTTGTAGTTGCAGTGGTACTAATACTGTTTGCTGAATTACGCATTGTAATAGCACCACCTGAAATGTTTTCAAATAGATTATTGGAAATTTCAAGTCCAACAAATTTACCTGCGCTATCAGAAACATCTGATACAGTAAACGAAATACCAGCCCCACAGCTAATATAGCATTCTTTAATTTTTAAATTATTTACATCACCAGCACTAAAAGCAGCGGCTTTAATTGCCGCAGTTGTTGTAGGACCAGTTAAAGCAACTTCTGTAATACTACAATTATCACTTCTGTCTAAAAGTAAGTTTGTATTAAAATTGCGAATAGCACCACGAGTAAAAATTAATCCGGGCGTGCTAGGAGCCGCTCCGACTTGTGTAGAGTTAAGTCCAATACCACCAGGAGAACCAGCACGCACTAACTCAACATCTGTAATTTGAATATTATTTGCTGTTGAAATATTTAAAAGAGTTGCGTTTGACCCAGTAATAATAGGATCAGCTCCAGTACCCCATTTCTGGAGAATAGTGTTGGTTGTTCCTGTTAAAGCAGAGGCGCCAGCATCCCATGTAGAGCCCGCCGCTAAGTTCCATGTGTTCGCACCAAACGCTGTAACAGGAGGTGTGTTATATGGGGTAAGCTCTGTTAGCCCATCCCCGTTTGTTAGTGCATTGCTGTCAAAATAGAATGTAGCCATTATGCTCTCACATTTCTAATAGTGGCCATTACTCGGGGTTGGATATATTCATATGCTCCAATTGTCGGGGGTATTTTTCTTTGTCTACTAGCTACATCTTGTTTGTTTGAAGAGATAACCCCAGCTCCAATTAAAGGGGATGTGCTTTGTGGTAATAAATCGCTACTTAATTGATTTGTGGCTGTTATATCTGTCCCATCTAATGTGGTGGGTGTTGGGACAGAAGCTGTTCCATTTGCTTTTAAAGTAACACAATTAGACACACTGTTGTAGTTTTCAGCATATCCGGCTGTGCTGGTTGTGTTTACAAACAGACCAATATTAGTGTTTTGTACCACATTGTTCTGAACTAACACATTGGTGCCTTGAGGCAACACATTAATACCAGAATCTAATGTATTGCTGACAGTGTTACCACGAACCACACAAATGTCAGTAGGGCCATTCCCTATTGAAATACCATTACGACAATTATAAATTACGTTACTCTCAATAACAGTATTTGTATTTTGTAGTACAATAATACCAGCTCCAGCAGCCAGCACTGCAGCTTGTGTACCACCTACGTATTGATTATATA